GCCACTCAGGGAACGCCTAAGTACTATTCGGTGTGGGATCAGAACACGTTCTACATTGCACCGACCCCGGATCAAAATTATTCTGTTGAATTGGGCTTCATTTATAGGCCCCCACAGTTATCTTCGACCAACACCACAACCTGGATCAGCACAAACGCGCCAGAGGCCTTGTTGTATGCCTGTTTGATTCAGGCCTACAGCTATACCAAGGGTCCACCGGAGATGATGCAGTACTTTAAGGCTACCTACAAAGAGGCAGTACAAGGTCTTGGTCTTGAGCAGCAGGGTCGTCGTCGTCGCGATGAGTATCGTGATGGCATGATGCGCATTCCACTTAAATCGGATTCACCTGGGCCATGATTACTGCACCTGCACCCGTACTTGTTGGAAGCGTATTTGTCGAAACCACCGAAAATCGTGGATGGTCGGTGGAAGAGCTGGCAAATCGGGCTGCCGACAAGATTATCTATGTCGGGGACCAGTCACATCCGGCAGTCCAGGCGCAGGCAAGAGCTTTCAAGGAGAGCGTCAAACACGTTGTGGCGTTTTATTTGAAAGAGGCCGTCGAACAGGACCGGTCGACAATTGCCAGCCGCCTGCGCGCAGCAGGGCACCCTGAGTTAGTTCATTTGTTAGGAGATTAAAAATGGCTTTTTCCGGAAACTACATGTGCACCAGCTTCAAAGTGGAGCTGATGAAGGCGGTGCACAACTTCACAACCGGCACGGGAGACACGTTTAAGTTGGCCATGTACGACAATAACGCGTCTTTTACCGCTGCTACGACCGCCTACACGGCCACCAACGAGGTGGCAGCATCGGGCACGTATGCTGCGGGCGGTGGGGCGCTGACGAACGTCACGCCAACGTCGACTGGCACGACCGCATTCACTGATTTTGCTGATCTGTCGTTCACCAGCGCCACCATCACAGCGTACGGTGCAATGATCTACAACGACTCGGCTGCAGGTAATCCGTCCGTGTGTATTTTGGACTTTGGCGGCGCAAAAACGTCCACCAGCGGCACGTTTACCATCATCTTCCCAACTGCCGACGCTACCAGTGCGATTATCCGCATTGCGTAAGGAGGCCTGGTGGCCGATGCAACCGTTGGATTCCAGGGATGGGGCGCCTCTGGCGTAGGCTGGGGGGAAGACCCCTGGGGGCAGAGTCTTGCCTCTCTTCCCACGGGCACTGGTCAGGTTGGATCGGTCACTGTTTTACTTGACGCTAGTGTCAGCGTCACAGGACTGTCGGCAAATGCCAGTGTTGGTAGTGTCACGGTCACCGGATCAGCCAATGTAAGCCCCTCTGGTGTTTCTGCCACTGCATCCGTTGGCAGTGTGTCAGTCACCGGCACCGCTAACGTAAGTCCATCAGGCGTCACTGCTACCGCGTCTGTTGGCAGCGTTATTGCTACCGGCGCAGCCCAAGTCCCTGTTTCGGGGCTGTCCGCCACAACAAGTGTGGGCTCCGTTCAAGTCCTAACCGCGATTGATGTCCCGGTTGTAGGGGTTTTCGCAACCGGAGGCATGGGCCAGGTAGATGTGGCGACTGGCACGGATGTCTTAGTCACTGGAATTGAGGCTATCGGGTATGTAGAAGCCGTCGACGTTGCTGCCAATGCAGACGTTTATGCAGAGGGCCTACAGGCAGAGGCCCTTGTTGGAGATGCCCTGGTAGAGGTTACCTCACTGGTCGATGTGACTGGCGTTCAAGCAAATACCTTTCTAGGGACGGCCACTGTTGGAATCGGAACAGATGTTTTAGTTGTAGGGATGGCAGCTGCCGGGAGTGTTGGCGCCGTTACAGTAGGGATAGGAACGGATGTTTTTGTGGCTGGGGTCCAGGCAACTGGATACGTGGCTCAAGTTCTTGTTTGGGCCGTGGTGGATGACAACCAGTCTGCAAACTGGCAAAATGTTGACAATTCGCAGTCAGGGAACTGGGTTGTCGTAGATGACGGGAACACAGCCGTGTGGACCCAGATTGTTACGTAAAGGAAGGCAGAAATGACGATCAATTACACAACTCTTTTGGGCCTTGCTCAACCAGTCACGGGCACTGAGTCTGGCGTTTGGGGAACCGTGGTCAATGACCAGATTACCGCGCTTGTTGAAGATTCAGTAGCAAACGCCTCCACAATCAGCGTCACAGCGGCAAATGTGACCCTTT